TGATATCCACTGGGGTTCTTATACTTGTTAAAGGGGTTCTTTAGGTTTATTTTGGCAAAATCCACAACTGCACGCATTTTATAGCAAGATCGCGTGTGCGTTGAATGGGTTCGTGCACAATGCGGAAACAGGTGGAACGAAGCTGTTGATGTCTATGCGATTTTGGCAAAATACGTAGATTTATTTATCAACACATCCCAAGAAATCTGTCTCTGTTGGTGTTGGTTCGTCTTTTGTTCCAGCTGTTAATGCGAGACTTCCGCCAATAATTATTAAAATAGCGCCACTAATCACACTAGCTACTGACTTTTGAAAATGTTCTTTATACACGAAACCTAATCCTGCCCCTCCAAGAATGCACAAAATAATTCCAGCAATTATTACATTCATGGAATCTTGAAATGTCTTATTATTTTTATCATATTCAGCCTTCTTGTCATACCATTGCTCGGAAAATTTTGCTCTTTTACCCTGTGATTTACAATCCCTCACGTATGTGTTTGTCATTATTTATAATATGATATAAAAAAATTAACGTTTTTTATTCTTGATTCGTGCAATGTACATGGCCCCTATTGTGAGTAATCCTGCTTTAAGAATCGTTTCTTTGACTCTCCATGGTCTCTTGATGTGTTTCTTGGGTGCGAGCCCTGATTCATTGAGAAAATATTTTGCCGTCTCTATGGCGGATTCATAACTCGTGAAAGGGAATTTTCGCGGATTATGGCTCCCCACGTATGCGATACCTGGAATGTTGTGGATTGATATCGTGTCGTTGTTCTTGTTTCTGTAATACGCCCCATTGCGACATTTCCATTCGCCTTGTGAGTTTTTGTACACAGTCGGTGTCACGGTGGCTCTGGTGTATTTTGGGAGTTTTGGCATAGCTTCTTTAAGTTGCTTCCAAGTCATGTTGATGAGTTGCCGCTTGTTTGTATTTGTTGGTAAGTCGATATTTAGAATGACACACGAAATAGTGTGCTCTGATTCATTGTAACTACTGATGATTCGTAGGGACCCTACGGTGGTTGTATTAGGATGTGGTATAGACTTGGGATCAGTGGCTTCGTTGTAATGGAATTGTACGCCTATACCGGTATATGTCATCTTTTGTGCTATTGGTTTCATAGACGGATATACTTCCGCGAGTTGTTCGGGCGGAATGCATACAATGAGTTTGTCGTGTTGTGGCGTGATTGTTCCTTGGGGTGTAGAGAATGTGGCGATGTTGGTTTCTGGGTCGTGCTTCAAGAATGTATGACTCGTTTTGATATTGACGTTTTTAAGGGCTTCCTTTATCTTTGTGACAATGCCGTTTTTCGACGTGCTTGCTATTTTAGGTTCATACATGGTAGAAGGGATGATCGCGTCGAGCGTTTCAAAGAATTCCATCGCAGAAAGTTTCTCAGGTGGTTGCCCGTCTATTGCGTAGCAGAGTTGTGTGATGTGTTCTCGCGCGCTTGGTGATAAATTATATGTATCCATGACACTTTTCATCGTATGACAATTCCACGCTATTGAAGGATATAAATAAGCTATGGTGAGAGCAGTGATATCCCACATGGTGAAATGTTTTGCATCTTTGAATGATTTCTGGAAGACGCTGTAGACTTTTTTGAAGTTTTCATCGAAATCTACTCCGATTTCCTTGAAGAATTCTTTCGTATTCAGGTAATTATCGAACACAACACGTGGTGCGTGCTCTGTAAAGGCACCGGATGTGGTTCTTTGGACACCCCAGCACCCGCCTATATCCTCTTCTCTTTCGTATAATGTTACTTGGTGTCCGGCTTTTGATAATTGATATGCGATATACGTGCCACAAGGACCACCACCGGCGATACCGATGTTCTTATGCATCAGATGCATTATTATAAGTTTAACATTAATCTTTTCATTTTCCTTTAGTTTATTTTTGGTAAATATAAATGTAGTCCGATGAATAGAGGGAGTTGTACCGTGAATATATGCGCAATATCTTTTGCTGTTTCTTGGATTTTTTGTTCTGGCGTATGGGTGTTGTTCATGAAACCTATTGTGGCTATGATGGTCACGAAAAGTATCCATGGGTCTCGGGCTTTTGTGTTGACATACATCGTCAGGATGACATTACATATGATGTCGTAATATTTAATCAATGGGGATGTTCTGAAGAATGTATGAAAGAGTAACCCGTTGAATGCGACTATTTGAGATATCCTTGATTTATGGTGTGTTCCTAGTAAGACGAATGGGAGTAACCCGAGTATACCGAATATATTTGGATCCGGGTTCGGCATATTCTTATTAATTTTATTTTGGTCAAAATATTACATTTTTAGTTTTCAGGATTTTATCAACGAAACATAAATGACTTTATTTAACGAACTGAATGGGTTTAACACCGGTCGCAGGTATTCTTGTGGTGATGGACCATACAAACCTGGGAGACCTAAGAAAGATTGCACGAATGTCCTCAAGTCACTTCGTGCGCTGTGTAAAAAGATGGAAGGACACACGTACCAAAAGCGTATATGCCGTTTGAAGTTGAAACCTGGGCGTAAACCAAAGAACATGATGAAGGTGTTTAAAACAGCCGCGATGGGAGCCGCCAAGGCGATTGCAAACGTTCGGAAAACGCCTAAGGCGCCCGCAAGTGCTCGGAAGTCGCCTGTCAGGGTTGCGAGTCCGCGTGTGGCCGGATGTCATATGATACGATACACAGCAGATGAAAAACGTGCGCTAAGGGCACCTCGAACAACGCCAGGAAGTCGTCAAACGTTGAAAAATAAATGTACTGCGTTCAAGAATGATAAAGGAAGGGTATGCAAAGTAAACATTCCAAAGGGTCTTTGTAAAGCCGCTTAAATTATTTTACCCTTTAAATATTGATGAATAATAATGGACGTGTCCGTATTTAACACTTTGAAAAAGGATAATGTACGATATGTTCGAATGCGAAATATGGAAAAATGTGTTACTCGCTCACGATGTGTCACAAGTAGTGGCTACCTGCGTGTGAAGGGGGTTCCGCATGACGTATTTGTAAAAGTATCACCTTGTATGTATGGAAGGGTGATAGCTGATACCGAAAATAAAGCTAGGAAAACACCCCAATATATCGAAACACGGATGATGAAGATAACGAATCGATTGAACACGAAGCATGTATGTCGTTCTGTTGTATATTGTCACAACAAGAATGCGTTGAAAAAGAATGTAGCCATGGTTAAAGGGGTCGGGTTTCATTCAATACTTGTGACAGAAAATGTACGCGCATATATGCCTTTTGATGATTTTTTGAACTCTATAAACGATTCTGATGGTATTGCGAGTGTTCTTTTTCAGCTCGTATATACATTACAATGTATGAATACGATTCGTTTGACTCATACTGATCTTCATTTCGGAAATATGTTTGTGCGTCATCGTCCAGAACTCGAGGGATATTATGATACGTATGAATTCAGATATAACAAGGGATACCACAAGGTGAAAATACCATGTAAATACCAACTCAAAATTATCGATTTTGATGGTGCCCACAAAGGACCGATAACTGGATTGCGTCAATTAAAAATATACGATCCTATGTTTACTAAAGAAATCAAGAATACATTTCTCCCTTGGGGAAATCCAAAAGTTGTAAATGTTCGATTTGATATAATGAAGGTTATGTTTCACTTACAAGATACAGTTCCTACTACAAACTTTAAGAAATTACTCAAGGCGTTGGGGTTTGTTAATGCGAATAAAAAGGTTCCGTACTTTGACTTCACACCAAATGAAGATTTTCCAACGCGTAACATCAATGGTGCTAATGATTATGGAATGTTTTATAACAAAAATGGGGACTTCCTAAAGTTGACAGATACACACATTCGTCGCCCAAAAGATATTATTGTACAGTGTGCCATATATATGCACAGAGCTAATAAAGATAAGAAAAATAAGGAATTCGATAGATTTTCTCAACGAGGTCTTGGTTTAAGATTTTAAGTATATATTCATATATAGATATAATATGACTCGATGCGATAAGTGTAACAAAAAGGTTGGCATCCAAGGTTTTGATTGTAAATGGTGCTCGGCACATACATGTTTAGGGTGTCATAAGCCCGAAAAACATCAATGTGTGGGTATGAAAGAGATGAAAACGGCGAAACAAGAGCTGTTGGCCGATGGTTTGATGAGCGCTAAGATGAACGCGCAACACAATTACGAGGCTTTCTAAATACTTGTTCACACTGTCGTGTCGTCGGAACGCTTGGAGGGAGTTGAGGGTCCGTCGAACATATCCATTTGTCATTGTAATATGCCCTCCATTTTATATTATATTTATCAAGGGCTTTGCGACATAATATGCATGGGAGTGATGTTGCATCATCTCCGTTTGCGTGTTGTCTATGAATTAAAAATTCACCTTCGTGACGATGTATCCATTTTATTATATTATGTTTTTTAATTCCTTTTTTTCTTGCGATATGTACCAGTTTATCAATGTGGCGCCTCTCAGCGCATGTTGATGGACTGTTGATTGTTTCGGTAGCCCACTTTGGTATGGCACGTGACAGTCTTCATTTTGTTATGATATATAGTAGTCTTGTCTTTAAACGCTAATGAAAAGTATCGATATGCGTTTCTTCTCGGTAGTTCTCATGCACGTGTACTATTTTTGTCTTGAACTATCTGTTTAGCCATTTCTTCGTCAATATTTTCTGTTCTAAAAACGTTACATACATAACGTATTTTAGATTTAAAAGATTATGCCATATGATAAGTAATGATTTCTTCTGTACCGATGAAGGCACCATGGGGCATTGGACTCAGTAAAAACTTGAAACGTGGGAAAATTAAAGACGTCAAGATAGAAGGTCATAAATATGCGTTATTTAGAGATGATTTGGGAAAGGTATCTCTCATAGACAGCGTATGTCCTCACAGAGGAGCGGAGCTCTCTAAAGGGAAATTAATAAATGGTTGTGTACAATGCACATACCATGGTTGGGAATTCGATAATTCTGGCACATTGATCAAAGTCCCGTCACTGACAGACAGGTGTGGTATCCCAACAAAAGGTAACGTGAAGGGGTATGATGTCAAAGAAAGCGGGGGGTTCATATGGCTTGTCGATTCAGTCGTTTCTGGTGAAAATGAGCACCTGCCAACAGAATTGTGTGATGAATTGTTTGATAAAGGATGGACGCGGGTATATGGTTCTAAAGTAATGGAAGGGAATATTGTTGATTGGATCATGAATGGCGTAGATGTGTCACACATCAACTATGTACACGATTTCGCAAATGAAGATAATGGTCGTGTAGACAATGTTCGCATACAATCTCGTTATTTACAAGATGGTGCGAGTTATGTAGATTGTTATGCCAACGTAAAACCAAAGGCATCGAGTAGTTTAACAGAACATATGCAACCTGATAATGGTTCGGAAATACACTCGCGGTTCATAGCACCCAACACTACATCGATTCGTATTAAATTGCGAGATCCATATGAGTTCATTACATTCACAACCCTGCTTCCAGTTGATGAAAATCATACAAAAATGTCATGGTGTCTTTTATATCCCAAAACATTTCTACTCGATTTACCATTCGTGTTCAATCGATTTTATAATGAAATGTATCGCACAGTTGCGCAGGATGAGGCCATCATTAAGAATATTAAAAGTCTTGAAATGCCGTATCTTGTAAATGTCCCATGTGACTTGTTTCAAATAGAAGCTTTGAAGATGATCGGGTTTGATACGAAAAAGTCATAGTATTTTTTCTGAAATGGTAATAAGCATGGAATCTTTCATACCTACAACAATCGCATACGTAACTTCTCAAATGTACTGTTATTACAAAAAAATACCGTTCTTCGTGGATGGCACCAAAAGTATCCCCAAGAAACTGGCTATAAACGGAAGAAACTTATTAGTAGGTATGTTTACTACAAATACTATTATAGCGTGTGTACATGGATTTTCCCATGTACCACCCATGTCTCTATTGGAAGAAGGGGTTCGGATGGGCATATATTCGCTGATGGTTGAATTTTGGTTCTATTGGTCGCATAGATTGATGCACGAAAATCAATGGATGTATAAACATGTCCACAAAGAGCATCACCTTGAAACAACCCCATCCCCTATAGATGCGTACATTCTAACAATAAGTGAAAGTATAAGTGTAACAATTTCTTTCATATCACCAATTTTATGTGGTTTTATGATCACACAACGTGGAGCTATTTTTGTGCAAACAATACATCTGATTTATGGTATATTAGTACACGGGGGATTACCCGGGATTACCCACCACATGGAACATCATAAATATTTCAATGGAAACTATTGTGGTATATACCCGTTGTGGGACAACGTTTTTGGTACAAGGATACCCGAAATAATGACTATCCGCCAAGAGAAAGAAAAAAAGGTGAGTAGTGTCAAAGTACACACAACAAAGTCGCGAAATGTTCCGATATCAAAACCAAAAAGTCAATTAAAAAGGTACAAAAGTACCATGAAACCCATAAGACACATTGAAGGGAAACTTCTCAGTGTGAATGTGTGTTAATGAACTTGCTAAGTAGGTGTAAATGTTTGTACAATTTTCTCCATGTGTTATTACAAATAGTGTATTGTCATATAGTACGGGCTCTTCAAGAACTTCGTCACCAAACTCGATTGTTGTCATTTTATCAGTCGTTGTATCACATTTTACAAGTGTATTTTTATTTATAAGAAATATATTTCCATTATTTTGTACAGGCATCTCGCAGTGTATGTTTGATAATTGTGTTATACTATCAATTTTACTGTTTATGATAGAGAATTTATGTAAAAAACATCCTTCAAAATCATACACAGACTGAATATTTGAAATCGAGAAAGACGAAGGTATCAAAGACATGTATATATCCAAATCTTCTGATGATTTTTGATGCACATGAGCGATGTGTAAAACAGGTCTATCGAACGTTGGCGGGATGTCAATATATGTCCTCTTTTTTGTTGCCTTATCGACCATTAATATTTTATTATTTGTGTTAAATGAAACTCCGTCGAGGACTGTACCGTCATTTATGTACATGCGGGGTATATCTACATCTATGTTATTCAAATAAATAATGTAATGCGAATCAGTTATGGAAAAATCATGGAAGTAATACTTTTTACCATCGCGAAACTTCTCGGTGAACAATATACCATCATCGTCAAATAGGGTCATCAAGAATAATAACCCAGATGCGTTTACCACTTTACCGTGGTCCATCTTTGGATGGGCAGTTATTGGGAAATAAGGAATAAACGGATGAATGTGTTTGAATTTTCGCCCAACTGTTTTCATGTCGTTTATGTCGATCAAATACGGTATACCTCCCTCGCTTAAACTTTGAATTTCGTTTCTCGTTGTATCATGAAAAACAGATATGTTACTGAAATTTTCTATAAATAACGGGTTATGTTGTACATTTGTATTGAGACCCCTGAATATTTGCTTATTGTACTTTTTTTCCATTTTATAATGTTCTGTTTTTACTCTAATCCCTTTATACGTCATTTTGCCATCTCGTATTTGAAACGTATTGATTAAACCATGTCCATCAAATGGATGATTATATTCGAACCCGTGAATAGGTTTACAACTATTCTTCAAGATAGTTCCGCTGGGTATCATTTTTATGTATGAATATATTTTTTGTTTGTATCATAATGCGGAATACTATATCTCTTTCCGCGAATGCTCTCTTGCGTCTTAGAAAAACGTTTCCAGACGGGAATATACTTTTCCATCTTAAAGCAGGAGGATGCAACGGCTTTCAGTATCTCTTTTCCAAAAAAAGTATACACGATGATGATATACTTGAGAATCACGGAGATATGAATATTTTCATTTGTAATAAATCTCAGATGTATCTGTTAGGGACAAAAATTGATTGGATTACAGATGATATGGGTGATAGATTTACGTTTGATAACCCACTAGCAACATCA